GCGCGGCGAGGCGGCGCCGGATCTCAACCCCGGTGAATTCCGCGGCATCCGCAACGCGGAACTGGCGCGCATGGCGCTGGAGCGTTGCGGCCAGCGTGTCGATAGCTGGGACCGCGATCTGGTCGTCGGTCAGGCCATGGCGCTCCGCATGGGGCCGTACCAGTCGACGAGCGACTTCCCGGTCATTCTGGAAGCCGTCGTCAACCGCGTGCTTCAGGCATCCTATGCGACCACGCCGGATACCTGGCGCCAGTTCGCGGGCGTCGGCTCCGTCAGCGACTTCAAGGCCACGTCGCAGATCCTGCTGGGTGCGTTCGGTGCGCTTGATCCGCTGCTGGAGAACGGCGAGGTCAAGAACAAGACCATCCCCGATGGTGCGAAGGCGACGATTCAGGCCACCACCCGCGCCAACATCATCGGCCTTACCCGACAGGCGATCGTCAACGACGATCTCGGCGCGTTCAACGATCTCGCGGTCGCGCTGGGTCGTGCCGGCAAGCTGTCGATCGAGCAGGACATCTACCGGCTGCTCGCGCTGAACAACGGCCTCGGGCCGATCATGGGTGATGGCAAGACGCTGTTCCACGCCGATCACCGCAACATCGTGCCCGGTGCGGCGCTCTCGATCGATCAGATCGAGGCGATGGACATCCTGTTCGCCGACCAGACCGATCTCAGCGGCGAAGAGAAGATCGATCTCAGGCTGTCGGTCTTGCTGACGCCCTACGCCTATCGTGGGCAAGCCGCGATCCTGAACACCGCAGATCAGGGTCTCGATCCTACGGGCAAGGTACTGTTGCCGAACCGGGTGAAGGGCACGTTCGACACGATCGTCGGGGGCAAGCGCCTGAAGGGCAAGCGTCGCTACGGCTTCGCTGATCCGAACGTCGCGCCTGCACTCAAGGTCGTGTTCCTGAACGGTAATCAGGAACCGAGCGTCGAAAGCCGTGACGGCTGGCGCACCGACGGCACCGAATGGCGGGTCAAGTTCGACTACGGCGTCGGTGCCCTCGACTGGCGCACGGCAGTCACCGACGCCGGCGAGTAACCCCGCCACTTCCAGAAAACACGTGTTCGGGGCGGCTCGCCCGCCCCGGCCATAAGAGGACCGATACCATGAACAACTATGTCCAGCCGGGCAAAACGCTCGACTACACGCACACTGCCGTCGTCGCCTCCGGGGTGGCGGTCCTGATCGGGACCGTCCTCGTAATTCCGGGCGCCAATGCCGGGATCGGCGTTTCGTTTCCCGGCACCATCGATGGTGTCTTCAACATCGTGTGCGCGACCGGCACCGCGTGGACAATGAACACGCCGGTCTATTGGGACGACACGAACAAGCGCGTGACGACCACCGCGACCGGTAACACCAAGATCGGCATGGTCGCCGCGCCCAAGGTAGCCGCGGCTGCGGTCGGCGCGGTCAAGCTGATCCCGGCCGTCTGATCATGGCTGGCTTTCCCGAACGTCGTCGAGCGCTGGTCGACGCCAGCTTCGAGACGTTCGGGGAGGACGCCGAATGGCCGGAGCTCGGCACCGTCCGCGTCCGGTTCAAGACGACCGACGAGGACAGCCGCTTCGGCGGTGTCGATCTCGTCGAGCGCTCGACCATGATCCGCGTGCGCAGCTGGGAAGTTGCCCAGCCGGCGATCGGCACCGTCGTCGAGATAGCGACCGGCCCGAACGCCGGGTCGTACCCCATCGTGGAGAAACCCATGCTCGACATCAAAGGTGTATGGGACTGCCCTATCGAGATCGGCGCGCATTCGTGAGCGCCGGCAAATTCACCAATTCGGGTTTCGACGACCTCGATCGACAACTCGCCCGACTGGCGCAGGGGCTGCCCGAAGCAACGGTCCGTCAGGCGTTACACGAGGGCGCCGCGCTGATCGTCGACGAGGCTCGCCGGCTGGTGCCGTATGCCACGGGCAATCTGCATGACAGCATCGGCGTCACCGATGATCGCGACGCCCGGCTGTACGGTAAGGTCAACGGTTCGGGCTTCTCGGTCTATGTCGGTCCGGTCGGGTCGAATGAAGACGGCGATGCCTTCTATGCTCAGTTCATCGAATTCGGCACGCGGTACATGGGCGCGCAGCCATTCATGCGCCCTGCCCTCGCGTCGAAGCGGCCCGATGCCGAACGGCTGATCCTGTCGCGGCTCGCGGCCAACGTCCTGGCGGCAGCCAAGTGACGTTCGAGGAGGCGCTTGAGGCGCGGATGCGGGCCGACGAGACGATCGTCGGTCCGATCGGCGCGCGGATCGAATGGGGCCGGCGCATCGAGGCGATCCCGGCGGTGACGTTGCAGATCGTTTCCGACCCCCGCCCGCAGCACATGAAGGGTTTCCAGGCGGTGCGCTCGACCGACGTCCAGATCGACGTCTGGTCGGCAACCGCAGCCGAAGCGGCGAAGATCCGCGACGTCCTGATCGATCGCCTAGTGGCGCCCGCCTTGGTCGAGCAGGTCCAGTTCCAGCGCGCAATGATCACCAACACGCGCGGCGGGTCGGAACAGCCGCAGGCCGGGCAGACCCAACGCTTTCGCGGCGAACTCTTTCGCCAGTCGATCGACATCACCTTCACACACGACGCTTGATCAAGAGGAGCGATCACCATGGACGCACAAGGTAACAGCGAAGCCCGCATTGGTTGGGGAACCGAGTTTCACCTCGCCAATGATGCCAAGGCGCTCATCGAATTGGACGAGGTCACCGAGATCCCGTTCGCGGAGGAAACCGCCGATGACGTCGACGTCACGCACTACAAGTCACCGCGCCGGCGCAAGGAATACAAGCTCGGCCTGATCGAGCCGGGCGATGGTACGCTGACGTTGAATTACATTCCGGGCAGCGAGACTGACGAACTGATCCGCGAAGCGCACGAAGCCGGCGACGTCCGCGCCTATCGTGCGATCCTGCCCGACGAAAAGGGTGAGCCGGCGTGGCAGATCGATGGCTTCCTGCTCGTGAAAAGCCGCGGCCGCGCTGTTCCCATCGGCGACCGCATGACCCAGACGGTCAGCGTCCGCTTTACCGGCGCCGCTGACGAAAAGGCAGCTGCGGCCTGATGAAGGGCGAACTGACGTTCGACGTCGAGGGAGAGCGCTATGTGCTCTTCCTCGGCAACGCCGCCCAGTGCGCGATTGAGGAGCAATATGACGTCGGCTTTTTCGCCGTCGTCACCGATGCCATGCCCAATGTCGCGCCGCATGTTGCGGTGAACCCCGAACTCTATCCGGACGAGGTCCTGGCGGCATCGCGTTCGCTGCGCATGTCGGTGCTGCGCGATCTCGCGTGGCACGGCCTACGTCGTCAGCACCCCGATCTGACGCTTGACGGCGTCAGCGACCTGATCGACGCGATGGGACAGGCCGCTTTCGGCGAACTGATCGGCAAGGCGATCTTCGCGACCCGTGACACGGGGGCCGGCACGGACGCCAAGCCGGGAAAGCCCGTGACCCGCGCGAGCGGACGGACTGGAACGCCCGCCAAGAGGACTGGGCGGAAGCCGGTTTCGACGTAGCGACGTTCTGGCTCGGCACTCCCGGCAGCTTCGGCGCAGCAATGCGCGGTCGCCTCCGGGCCGAACGGGCCGCGTATGAGCACGCCTTGTACGGTGCATGGCAGGGCGAGCGGTTCGCACGCGAGGAAAAGCTCCAGCCGTTCAAGCGCTACCTGTCGCAGGCAAAGGCGACGAACACGGCCAAGCCGTCCCAGACGCCGATGGAAGCGCTCGCCGTTTTCCAAGGCCTGCAAAGCGCAGGCATCCCGATCAAGATAACGAGGATCACTTAATGCAGCAGCTGCTGGCATCGCTCGTCGTCGGGATGAGCGTGAAGGATAGTGCGTTCAAGGCCGGCATGGCCGCGAGCCGTGCCGAGGTCCGCAAGACGGGGCAAGAATTCGATCGCGGCGCCGACACCATGTCGAGCGCGATCGAGCGTGCCGCCATCCGCGTCAACGACGCGGCGATCCGCGTGATGGATAGCCTCGTCAAGATCGGCGACTCGGTCCGCAATGCGGGGCTCGCGGTGACGGTTGGTCTCACGCTGCCGCTCGGCGCCCTGGCGCATGCCTCGAACAACACCGCGTCCGACTTCGAGGCAGCCATGAACCGTGTGCATTCGGCCATGGTCAATGCCAGCCCGGAGGAACTCGATCGTCTCAGCGCTGCCGCGCTGACGATGGGGCCGGCGGTCGGCAAGAGCGCGATCGAGGCCGCGCAGGCGATCGAGGCGCTGGCGAAGAACGGCCTCGGGTCAGCCGAGATCCTCGGCGGTGGCCTGAAAAGCGCGCTGACGCTCGCCGTCGTCGGGCAGACCGACCTGGGTAAGTCGTCGGATCTGACGACCGATCTCATGCAGCAGTTCGGCAAGACGGCACGCGACCTGCCGGACGTCGTCAACAAGGTGTCCGGCGCGCTCGACGTGTCGAAGCTGGCGTTCGATGATTACCGGCTCGCCGCTGGGCAGGCCGGCGGTCTGACGGGCGCGCTCGGCTATTCGTTCGAGGATTTCAACGTCGCGCTCGCCGCGACGGCACCGCTGTTCGACAGCGGCGCGGACGCCGGCACGTCGTTCCGATCTTTCCTGACCTCGCTCAATGCGAAGTCGAAGGAAGCCGAGGAGACGATGAAGCGCCTTGGTCTGTCGTTCTACAATGCGGATGGATCCGCGAGGGCGCTGGGCGACATTGCCGAGCAACTGCGCGTGAAGCTTGGCAACCTCAATGACAGTTCAAAGAACGAGGCGGTCGGGAACCTGTTCGGCGTCGACGGCGGTCGCACGGCCCTTGCGCTAATGAAGGTCGGGCTGAACGGCATCGAGGATGCCAAGCGGCGCATCAACGATGTCAGCGCCGACCAGAAAATGGCGATCCTGCTGGATGGTGAAGCTGCCGCGACGCAGCGTGCGGCCGCGGGCTGGGAACGGCTGAAGATTGCCATTGGCGGTGCCGGGATCATCCAGGCGTACACCGCTGTGAAGAATGCCATCGGCAGCACGTTGAATGTGCTCGCATCGGCACCGCCGTGGTTCTTCAAGGCGGGGGTCGCGATCGGCGCGCTCGCTGCCGCCACGGGGCCGCTGATTCTCGCCGTCACGGCCCTTGGCAAGATCGCCTTGCCTTTGCTTCTCCTCCGTCTCGGACCGGTGGCGCTGGGGCTTGCTGCCATCATCAACCCTGCCGGCGTTGCCGTCCGCCTTCTCGGCG